CAAATTCTGCTATGCAGTTCTTGGCAAATGCGCCAATAGTCGGCGACAGTTGACGAAATGCAAAGATAAACGGAGTGCCCACATACGACATAACATAGATTGAGTCCTGCTTGTAAATCATAAACTTATCCGCAAGAGGAAGGCCGTCTACGATGGCCCCTTTTGAATCAGCTAATTCATATTCTCCCGCGTCAACTGTTGCGCTGGTTTCGTCCCATGAAGACGGAAGTGCCTGAGTTGCTGCTTCATGCGACCATTTAACTAAACTCGTATAATGTGTCGAACCCTTTGATACATTAAGAGCAATCAAGAAAGACCTAAAAGCTTTAACAGAGAAAGGGTAATGGGTAGCCCCAGACCAATTAGAAAGATCTGCCATCTTAGTCGTTATAACTGGAAGACCATTTGTTAATGCCCAAAACTGAGGAACGTCTTTACCATTAGACATAACTAAAACGCCACCAAGAACAGTAGATGTCCAGTTTTCCTTAGCGGTAGTATTATAATTTACATCTGAACTAGAAGTCTGCCTAGTTATATTAGTCCATGCAGACCCATTATGCACATATATTTTAGTAAGACCGCCTACAATCCAGAAAGATGTAGTACCAGCCACCAAGTTAGTTACATAATAAGGTGCAATAGGACAAGAAGCCATAACCTCCTTATAGCCTGGGGTTTTCTGGATAGCCCCATGCTCCGCCCTTATATTATTTCCATCTGTCCAGACGTTATTAGGCAATTGCCAAGCATTAATATCCTTGACGATTCCTACCTGCCCAGCATTATCTATTGGTATCAGTGCCATTCTTATAATTTTATAAATGTTTGAAGTGTAAGTCTCTCTGGACAATTGGGAGCGATGAGGTTAGTTTTGTGCCAAATATTTACAGCCATGAATAATCTATTTGCTTTTGGATATATCCATGTATTGTCATCAAGCATTAATTCTCCGCCCCAGTTTTTATTCCAATCGCTTACATAAAATGTAAAGTTTATATCCCACCCTGGATCATCATGCCACATAATACATGAGCCTGGAGTCCATCTGTACATGTGCGTATCAAATACTTGGAATGAAGATTCACTACTAATATGAGAGAGAAGGATATCATTATACTCATTAATAACTTCACTGTCATTATATATTGGGCTAATAAGACAATCATTAACCTTGTATGATTTCCCATCAACTTTATACTCACACAAAGGATTCTTCCAATGCTTAGTTGATTTTTTATACCCGTCTGGTGGAGTATCAAATAACTCTTTTACTCTTCCCAACAGAGGTGGTTCTAATAAATCATCTACGACAGCATATTTCAAGTCATTATTTAGATCACGACCGCATATAATCATAAGGGAGGAAATCCTAAATCTTCTCTTCCGTCAAATTTCAAATGCTTTAACGGACCATCAGCATCAACATAGTGTAAAAACGCTTGGGTATGCCAACAGGTTTCAGGCACGTCAAACTTTTCCCTCCAATGTTCTACCTCTGAACCACAATATATTATCATATCACCAGGATCTAAAGATATTTTAACGTCCTCATCTGAATCATTCTTTAACCATAACGGCCATTCATATTTTTTTGGCATACCTGTATAATCATGTGCTATATGAATACTTGCACTAATCTCACAGGCAGGTCTATCCGTATGGCTCTCTAAAATATCGCCAGACTTATACAGCCTATAGAGCGAGTATGTTGGATGCAGTTTTAACCCTGTATTCTCTTGCACTACTGGCAGCATCTCCAGCAGAAGTGTTTCAATAAATGGGTCTGCATATGTATGATGCGTGTTAGGTACTTGTACCATACTGTCAATATTAGGATATCTTCTAATCTGCAACAAACAATATTTTCTCAAAAATGATATTAAACTTTTAGGTACTATGCCCCTTATTACTGTATATTTATTATTTCTGAACATTGCTATCAGGCTTAGTAGGTCTTGCGGCGCTGACTATAAACATAAGCTGCGCTATTGAATACCTTCTTCCGCCTTCAGAAGATTTTAATTTACTGACAGAATGTGCTACCCATGATGGGAAAATTATACAGCTATTATGCTTTGCCCCTAACGTAATATTATAATCTGTAAATGAAAGTCTACCACCTTTTACTTTTTCGGGGTCATGTATTAAAACTGTAAGCCCAGTAAAGGACGATTGGTCACTATGAGAATCATACTTTTGTGAATTGCAATACCTATTTAATAAAGTAGTATCACCATTAACCATAGGATACGATACCTTATTTGCTGGATGAGTATTGGAAAAACTTTCAATAACCTCTTTACTAAATAGCTTCCTGTTATATTTTAAGATTGGAGAGTAATCCCTATCGGTATATATACTATCAAGAAATGCACCACGGCCATTCATTTTCGGCATACCATTAACATCAATGGCAGAACTATTACCCCTATCTTTCTGGACTTTGGGCAAGTCCATAACATAATCAAGATGAAAAACCTCTTTCCAAATATCATTTAACTCGTCTTCAGTATAAAGATCGAAAATCTTTAAATAACCAAAGTCTTTGGTTGTCTTGGGAATAAGTTTCAACTTATTATCACTTAAACGGTGGGCCAACAAACCATACAACCAATGAATATCTTGTTCCTTTTGTTACCTCTGCTATTCTATGTTCCATAAAAGAAGGGAATACAATAACAGTACCACCCTTCTCATCAACTGATCTAACTTCACAATCCCCTTTACGATATGAAGCAAACTCTAACTCTCCACCCTCAAAATTATCATTCAATATTATAGACATACTTAATTTTCTAACACGTCCATGTAGGAATTCATTTTCAGGTTTGTCATAAACAGATAAATTATCAGACCTGCCATCCATATGAAACTCATAAAAGCCACCCTTACTATAGCGGGTTATTTGCATACCTTCTGCTGCTTGGATGTCATACTTCCATCCAGAATTTTTATTTGCTTCATACATATAAGGCCAGACAAGATCATATACCCAATCTTTAGTTGTCCATGCAATGTCAGAAATTCTTTCTTTTCCATTGGGGCCATAGCTAAGCTTTCTACCAGTGACTCTTTCCTCTGCTGTTGTTTCTGTGTCTCCTATTTCTACTTTAGAGTTTTCCCACTTTCCACTAGCTAAACGCTTTATTTTATTACATGTTTTTTTATCAATACCATTAACAAAATAATACCACTCATTAGTTAAAAACATTTATCGTATATGTTCTATCCATTGTTGAGATTCTTCATCCCATTCATAATTAGTATGATCATTTACCTGCGGTACTGCTACGGGTGAAACCCATCTACAAGTATCCTCATCTAAAACCCATGATGAAAAAGGTTTTGGGGGAATAAAAGCATCCCTTATCTCATCATAAGTATGCCCAACTCCAGCATAGTTTTTACGATACGGCGTTCCACCTAAAGTATGAACGCCCCCAATAGTATTATAAGAGGTTTGTTTCCACGCACCCCCGTTAAAAAATTCGTTACACCAATTTTCGCCATCTGATTCATGCTCATCATCTATAACCATAACCCTAAGGACTTTATTACTCTCATCTAATTCTGCAAAATGCGCCATGATAATCTCCTACTGAAACTTATAGCGAATAATAACAACACCAGAACCACCAGCACCACCTGTACCAGCAGACGGTCCTGGCGCAAGTCCTGAGCCACCGCCTCCCCCGCCAGTATTAGCCTGACCAGCTGTAGATGGGTCACCACTTGAAGAGGCAGCGCCTCCGCCTCCAGCGCCACCCTGGCCAGAGTTGGTGCCGTTATATTGGCCATTTGAGCCGCCACCTCCGCCTCCAGCGCGTGTCACGGCAGACCCAGTAATATCGCTTGAAGAGCCAGCGCCTCCAGATCCAGCATTACTGGTAACCTGGCCACCGACGGCTCCTGCACCTCCTCCACCAGCAGCACCTCTCATTTGCTGATATGATCCTACATTACCATCACCGCCATCTTCGCCCTGCGAGGGGGATGTCGAAGGGGTATTACCATCACCACCTGAGCCACCCCAATTTCCTCCGCCACCGGAACCACCATCGTCTCCAGCCGTACCACCGCCAGCAGATGTAATAGAGCCAAAGGTACTTACACTTCCGTCAGCCCCTTCTGCTCCGCCGCCACCAACAGCTACCTCATAAGTTGCAGCACTTACAGTAAAGTCATAAGCATCGTTATCTCTATGACCACCGGCACCGCCACCTCCTGCATGTGGATTTGGACCTCCGCCCCCTCCACCGCCGACAACTACGTGCCAAACTTTGGTTCCATAAGTTCCATCTGTTCCAACGGTCTGTACTACAAAATCAGCCGCTGAGTTAAAAGTATGTACTTTATAATCACCATCAGTAGCAATTGATCCGCCAGTAGCTGTCATATATGCTGGTCCTGTAGGTGCTGCCGCTCCCATAATCGCGGCTTTATTTGCTCCTAATGACATAATATTTTCCTCATGAGTTTGTCATGCCCTTACCTGCAACAAAGCCATAAAACTTTGTGCCACCATCAAAGGTCGTAAATGTTACAACATCGGTACCAGAAGATGTCATTAAATTATTAGTTGTGTCATCACCATCAGCCCAATATACTTTATTACCGCCACCGTCATGGGCACCAGCATAGAACGTAGCTGTACAACTACCAAGATTAGTTCCTAAGATTGTTACTGAGTTTGAATGAGAACTCAATGCGTTTATAAGCCCTATATTAAATGTTCCACCACCCGACATTGTGAGAGTATGAACATTACCATCTTCAAGATCAATATTAAATGCAGCAGTCTTTGTTCCTAAAGCACTAAGAGTTTCCGAATAGTCGGTAAATCTTGGTCTGCCAATAACTTCATCTGCACAAGCAATACCACCGCCCAGCGTCATATCACCATTAACATCCATTGATATACCAGCAGCGGTTCCATGTGCTACGCCACCACCTATCTCTAGCTTATCTGTTCCATCATCAATACCGATACGGAAGTCAGCAGCGTTGCCATCAAAGTTAAGATATGTGTCAACGGCTGCGCCATCACCTATTGTAACCGTATCGTCAGTGATGCTTAATATTTCATTTGTT